GTTGACTAACATGTCATACCCCACGGAAAGCGGTGTAGGTTGTGCACCTAGACTCCACACAAAACAGTCAGTCGGCTTGATATAAGCTCGCTCTGCGTCAGATAACACAAGGGGGAGCACGTGATACGGCACCTCAAATAAGCGCGTGGAATCAATCGGTTTGGCGGTGTAGTCTGGTGGCGTGTAAAGCGACTCGCCTTTTTGCGTAGAGTAGTTAGCGGCGGGAAGTCCGAACACATCTTGCAAGCAAGTAGCGACAATCTCGCCCTCGTTGCCGTTTTTAAGCTCGCCTACACGGAACACCACGTCCACAATGTCACGCTCCGGCAGATTGACCCGGATAACATCGCCCGGGCGTAACTCACTGCCGCGCATATCAAATGTGATTTTGAGCCGTGTTAAGCCACTGGCAATCATCTCTAAATCGCGCTGTGCGACGCGTGCAGCCAAATCAAAGGTTGGAATCCCCTTGTACTCCACCGTCTTGCTAATTACACCGTGCATTTGCACTGCGGCGATATTGTTAGCAATGGCCTGGTCGTCTCGGTTAGTCACCGGCTCACGGTATTTGACGATGATTTGATTGGCTTGCTTATCGGTTGCCGCGCTATCGTCATCGAGCACCGAAAGAATCCCGTTATCGTATGTAAACAGCGGTAAATCCTCGACCTTGTAATCATGGCGAATCAGCTTAATCGCTTGTTTACCGGTCTCAATGTTGTCATATTGCGCCGCGCCGATGTGATCCACAATTTGCTGAATGAACTCTTTAATGGAGGTTTGGCGGTTGTAGCGGATACACAAGCCAAAGCCCTCGGCATAAAGCGTATCTGCGGCCTTTTTGTAGCTATCTAAATCCAAATCGGATAAGTCTTTTTTACCGCCCCAACTCTTATTTGTCGCGCACTCAACCAAGATATGAGCCGGATTCATGGCGTGGATTTGGCGTACATTCTGCTCTTGCTCCGGTGTCAAACCAGAGATTTTGAGATTATCGTTACGTAGCAAGATTTTAGCTTTTTCAGGGTACCACACCACGCCGCCGTGCCAGCCTTTATTTGCTCGGCGCACGCGGTAACTATGTTTTTTGGGATAAGCGTTATAGCAACTAATCAACCCGCTAAACACTGTCGTGACGACACCGCGGAAGCCGGGGATTATGTCATCTTGGCTAAGATTACCCGGCTCGACATTACCATTTTGTAAAAATTTATTGCGCTCAGGGTTTTTGTTTGCATATTTGCGCAGCCATCTTGAGGCATGGGTGGCAAGCGATGGGTTATAAACACCTTTGAGCAAATTAATCAGCATTTGTGTCGGCTTTTGGTCGGGCTCGCCCATGAGTATCTCCATGCGGCCCTGAATCCCACCCTCACCACCGGTATTATCACCGCCGAAGAGGTTGGGTTTGTCAATATAAATCGCTTGCGAGTGCGTAAGCTCACCAGGCTTGCCAACATAGGCCGTCTTGTCATCAACACGGAGCTCGACAATCTCGTCCACGGGTCCACGCCCAAGCCCACTTTGGATATCCCAATAATAGCGATAACCAACCGTTACCGACCCGCCACCACGTTTACCGCCCATTATTTATCTCCTTGACGCGCCGCAATGGCGGCATTAATACATTTACGGGCAAACACACTGCCCGTGTTTAAAAGCACCTCAGAATCAATCCCGTGTGCTAAAAAATCGGCATAGTCCAAGCCCTCGCGCACAAAAAACGCCTCCACGCCCGCCGCGCAGAAATCTACCCGGCGCATGTCTTGCATTGTGATAGTCATCTTGTCCATAACTTAACCTTTTTTAATCTCGGTCGTGCGGTAATTGCCATATGCCAACACCTGCCAATCCTCAGTCCAACAATCGCCGAAAAACACGCACTGCGGCGTGCCCTCGTCGACTTGTGGAAAGTTCCAATCTTTGGCTCCGACCGCTTCGAGGCTGTTGTTTGATTGCTTGCGCGCCGTAGCTTGACTGACTAAATAACTGATAGCCATCACGACTACCATGCGTACGATTGCCCATCCGATTGCAGCCCACATAATTAATCCTCCTTAAAATACCCGTGAACCATCATACGGCGACTTATTAGGCATGTGCGGTGCGCCGCCGAAATTGAGTATATTGTTAAATTTTTTAAGGCACGTCTCGGCGCGGCCGTCGCACCCGGGATACACTTTGATGACTGTGCCAACAGACAGCTTTTGGGTGCCACCCATAAGCGTAAGTTTGTTATTTTGATGAACGGTCACTGCACGCACCTCGCGCACACCGTCGTCCGTCCACTCGATGAAACCTGCATTAAACCAACCCTGCGGCAAGTTTTGCGGTAAATCAACAGTGATAGATACACCATCCATCGCGCTTATTGTGAGCCCCGCAACAACAAAGTTGCCGGGCTTAACTTTGCAATCCACGTCATACAGTGTATAAGGGCAGTTACGCCCCCACGTTAAACGCAAACCGGCGCTCTCCATCGTTTCGGATAGTGCGGCAGAAATCAGTTGTGTGGTCGCGATGTCCGGGCGTTTTGCCTCCACAATCGTACCAATCCACACAACCCGAATCTCAGTATCCATCCAGTTTAAGCGCATAACTGTAAGCGTCACCGTTTGACTCGGCGGAAGCCCTCGATACAGTCGCGCCACCGGGTTATTGCTAGGCAATTTAATTGTAATTTTGCCTTCGCCGCCATCTCCTCGCTCATCTTTAATTGCCGTTGCAAGCCATTTCTGGCCGTTAATCTCTAAATCCATATCGGCGTCGCAAAATCGCCAAATTTTCTCACCGTCCCCTCGGGTAAACTGATACAGATTAACCGGCTGCCCCTCGGAAATGGAATGTGTTTTGCTTAAATAACTCATCTTTAAATATCCTTTAAACCTTCTTTAAAAG